TTCAAGAGCTTGTAGAGGGCGAGATGGATGATGAAGAGAACCTTAATGTAGTATTCAACAGAGTGCTGGCTCAAGCAATCAAAGCACGACAGCCTGCATCGATGCAGACAAATGAATCGTTAGTTAGTAATTGGAAGGACTATTTAAGATTATGAGTGTTACTGAAGAAAACTTAAAACAAATTGTCATGGAAGAATTAGAGCAAGTTCTCCTTGAAAAATGTTGGCCGGGCTATGAAAAGAAAGGCATGAAAAAGATGTTTGGTAAAATGTATCCAAACTGTGTCAAAAAGAAGAAAGGAAAGAAACGCAAAAAAAAGCGTAAGAATGAGAATACTGAGCTTTATGAAGCAGATCCTAAGAAGGGTACTGGAAAGAAACCAAAAGGCTCTGGAAGGCGCTTATACACGGATGAAAACCCCAGTGATACAGTCTCTGTTAAGTTTTCAACCGTTCAAGACATTAAAGACACACTTTCAAAAGACTCTTTCAAGTCTAAATCCCATAAACGTCAATCACAAATTATTAATTTGATACACCAACGAGCAAGGGCAGCGTATAATAATGCTAAAGACCCAAAAGTAAAAGCACGTTTAAAAAAATCATATGATTATGCTAAAAAACGCAAAGAAGCATCAAAGAAAAAGACTCAAAGAATGAATAAGGCGAAAAAATGAGCAAATACATGAAAGATCCAGAGTATCTTTTCACCATTTTAGCTGCCTTAGTTAAAAAAAATGATGGTATTATTAGATTAACTGAAGACGAAATAGAAGCAGTTACTAAGAAAGATTTAATCGGTATGTATTATGAACCTGAAAATAAAGCTGTTGTTTTCAAAGAAGTTGATCAGAAAGATATTTTAAGGGCAAAAACAATTGTCAATGAAAACCCTAACGAACAATACGACAACTAATATTCTATCAATTGACATAGATTATGCTTATAGTCCAACAATTTCAGTGTATGACGACTATATTGAAGGTGTTAGAATATCTGAAGAAGAACAGGAGTTGATTTTACAGGAACATAATGTGCCTAAACCAACTTGTAATCCTGAAAAGATAAAAATTCTCGAATCTGTAATTAAAAACAAAATCAATTTAAACGCACCAATTATATTGATTGAGAATCATGATCAAATATTAGATTTTTTACCAAACAATAAACAATTAGCAATATATAATTTTGACCATCACCATGATGTATATTATCCCGGCTGGCATTCTCTCGATACTTTAGACGAGGGAAATTGGGTTTATTTTTTGAAAGACAAAAACGTTTTAGAATACATATGGATTAGAAACGAAGACTCCGAGAACATGGACTTTGATTTACCAGAGCTTGACTTTTCAATTGAAGAACGATATAATATAGAAAATATGCCTATGTTTGATTTAGTCTTCTTTTGTATTTCATCAAGATGGACAGGCTCCACAGGCAAACAAAATATTATGAGGTTGATTGATTTAATATCATGAATGTTAGAAATTTAATCGAAGAAAACTATTTGCACTTTAACGCTGGTGAATTGAGAGATGCCTTACGTGCTTTGGAGATCCATATCGAAAAAGGCAATAAGATATTTATCACGTTGTCGGGAGCTATGAGCACAGCCAGAATCGGCCGCTTATTAGCACCAGCCATTCAAAAAGGCTTGATTGGCGGAATCTGCTGCACCGGAGCAAACCTTGAAGAAGATGTTTTTAATGCTATTGAGGGTCATCGATATAAACAAGTTGATTGGCGTAGTTTGTCTCCGAGCGATGAAGAAGAATTAGTTAAAGATGGTTGGAACCGCGTAACTGACACTTGTATACCTGAAAATGTTATGCAACATGTGTGGGGATTATTACTAGAATCTTGGAATGAAAAAAGTGGTAAAACTCCTTATTTTCATTTGTGTTGTGTTTTAGATAAACTGATTGAAGATGGAGTTATAGTTCCACGATTAAATGAATCTTGGGTTTGGGCAGCGCATAACGCTGATATACCCGTATTTGTTCCCGGCTGGAGTGATAGCACAACAGGTAACATGTTTACTGCCAGTGTAAAGAAGGGTGAGATTAAAACAGGTTATAATGCTGTTGTAAGTGATGCTGAACAATTTGCGATATTAGCAAACTGGTACGAATCACAAATTACTGAATCCGGTGAAAGCCCAGCATTTCTTCAAATTGGTGGGGGTATTGCTGGAGATTGGCCAATATGTGTTGTTCCATCTTTAAGACAAGATGAAAATAAAGATGTACCGCATTGGGGCTACTTTTGTCAAGTTTGTGATGCACCAGCATCGTATGGTGGATACTCAGGAGCGCCCCCAAATGAAAAAATTACATGGGATAAAGTTTCAAGTCAAACACCTAGATTTGCAATACAATCTGATGCAAGTATTGTTCTACCTTTAATATTGGACTATTTACTAACGAAATGAAACTCCTACTTGAAAATTGGCGAAAGTTCATAAATGAAAATATAGAATCAGCTAAACGTTTATCCATTTTTGATTTTGATGAAACAATAGCATTTTCTGAAGGATATATTATTGTTATAGATAAACAAACTGGTAAACAATTTAATATTTCATCTCAAGAAGAATATGACAAACTTAAAAACGATGGTGGTTACGAGTTTGATTTTTCTCCGCTTGATCAAGTAAACAATGCGGTTGAAAATCCAAATATTACTTCTATCCTACGAGATAGACTAGCTGACTCAAATACTCAAGTCATGATTTTAACTGCTAGAGCACCCGTGGCAATCGACGATATTCACAGAGTATTGCAAACTTTTGATGATCCAATTAAAACAAATAATATTATTATGATTGGTAACGAAGGTGGAAATAAAGGTGAATATGTTAGAGATGTCATACTTTCAAAATATGATAATATTAAAGAAATAGAATTTTACGATGATTCTGAAAACAATATTGTTGACATGAAAGCAGTAAAAAACGAAACATCTGAAAATGGTAGAGTGGAAAACTTTGATATTTATAAAGTGGTAGAAGGTATTCCTGAAAAAGTACCCTGAAACAACTAGTTATATTGTGGAGGATTCACAATGTCTAATAACGGTTGGGAAAATTATTCTAAACTTGTTTTACAGCAATTAGAAACTTTATCTGGTGGTATTGATGCTTTGCGTGTGGAGTTACAAGATGTTAAATATCAATTGACTGAACTTAAGGCGAGAGAGGATAAAGTTCAAGAATTAAAAGCTTGGAAAGACAAAATGGACGATATAGCATCACCTCCACAGCTAAAAGTCGCATTACAAGAAATAGAAGAACTTAAATTATATAAGACAAAAGCAATGACTGCTTTCATGGTTGTTCAATTCGTTATGGCGACTGCAATCGCTTTGAGTAGTTACTTCTAAGATGGCAAAGGCTAAAAAAATAACTAAACAAGCCTTACAAATTTTAAAATTAGCTGCGAAACAATTTAATGGTTCAATACCGTATGAAGATGATTTAGAAGACATAGAACTCATACCAGAGGTCGGAATAAGCGGAACAGGTAATTTATTTTGCTATAGCCCTGATTCTAAATCATTTATAAGTCTTAAAAGAGGACAAAAAGCGGTTATATTAGATGATTATGACGGAGACGATGAAGTTTTAATTTATACTTATGATGGCTTTGTTGTTATAATACACGTAGATAATCTGATTTTTACTGGCTTTGATTGATGTTATTTGAAATTAATAAATTCTGGAAAACAGCATTTTCAATTTTATTCTTTTTCACACTCTATCATGTTATTGGATTTCAGCCAACAGTTATTTTATTATTGATTCTTTTGTTAAATTTTACTAATTAAACAACAGGGCATGATAAAAAAAATTAAAAAATTTTACACCTATGATTATGATGGTGTGTCAAAACCTATAGATGCAAATTATTTAGTTAATTGTATAATTGAAGGCGAAGTTAAATCAGTTGGTATTTTTGAGCACTCTGAAGAGGCGGAAGAGCATTTAGCTAAATATTTAGGTAAAGGCTTGTGTGCTTGGATTGTCAACAATAATGAACGTTAAAAGTGAGTTTGGTAGTTTAGTTTCAGAAAAATTTAATGTTGGTGATATTGTTCAATGGACCACTTGGGACGAAGAAACTAGCGAATGGAATTTAAATTACGGTATTTTACTAAAAGTTGAAAATGTGATAAAATCAAACCGTATGGTTTCTATATCGACTGTCAAGCCTTTAAATGAACAATATGAAGAAAAGGAATTGTTTACTATTAGTTTAAAACTAGTAAAGAGTAGCAGCTTGAATAGTTAATTTGAACGTTAATAACTATTTATATTGAGTTTTTCTATGTTTAAAATTATTTCACCAATGGTAAAACAATTTTTACCTTTCGCGCAAAAAAGAATGGGTTTCAAAAATCCACCGAAACTTTTTTTGCGAAGTGATGATAACAACGCAGAAAAACCACTGGGCAAAACAGCGTATTATGACCCAGATAATAGAAGTATCACAGTGTATGTTACCGGTCGTCATCCTAAAGATGTCATGCGTTCCATATCTCACGAGTTAGTGCATCACTCTCAAAATTGTAGAGGCGAATTTGATAAAGTTGGTCCTATGGGTGATGGGTATGCTCAAAATGATGAGCACTTAAGAGAAATGGAACGTGAAGCATATGAAGTTGGAAATATGTGCTTCAGAGATTGGGAAGACAGTGTAAAAAATACTACTTATTTTGAACATCTACAAAAAGGAGAAAAAAAGATGTCTACTAAAGATTGGAAAAACAAAGAAGTAACTCAGCTTCTCGCAGAAGCTTGGGGTTTTAAATTTAACTCACTTGATGAGTTTAATGAATTCAGTGGTGAGGGTGAACTTCAAGCTGAAGGTGAAGAAGAAGCAGTTGAAGAATTAGCAATGGCTAGTCGTTCTGAAAGACCTCGCAAACCAAAACTGCAAAGAGATAGGCGCCCAGATTCTGATAGAGAAGATAAAAAAGAAATGTCTGAAGGTGATGAAGAAGATCTTGATGAAGGTGAAGAACTTGATGAAGGCACCGAAGAGGAGCTTGACGAGCAGTCAAAGAGTGACTTGCCCGATCGTGGCGCTGGACGTGCTGCTGGCGGCCGCCGCTTAGATGAAGAAGAGGAAGAACTTGATGAAGCTGCAAAGAAAATGGTTAAGTGTGGTGATAAAGGTATGGTTCCTGATTACGCATGCGATGGCAAGGGAGCAGATGATCTGAAATCTGGTTCTGATTCAGACGATGACAAAAAGGATGACGATGATAAGAAAAATGAGTCCGTTGATCCTTTACAAGAAGCAATTGCTAACTTACTTCGTAAGCATCTTAGAGGTTAAGAACATGTCCGGTAAGTATAAAAGTTGCTCTTAAGTTGAGCAGGAATAAGTTTATACAAAAACTATTATTATTACATTCAAAAGAGGAACAAACAATGTCATTAGACAAAGCGTGGAAAGATTTTTTAAATGAGAGTGTTGATGAAAAGACTATCTTTACCTATATTCAAGGTCTCCAAGAAATTATTTCCAATCTTAAACCAAGAACACTAACTGAAAAACGAAGGTTACAGTTAGCCAGACAGCACTTACGTGAAGTTAAAAGATTTGCACGTAAATTGAATAATGATATTGGTGTTCTTCAAGAAAAACTTAATATACTGGAAGAGTCAAAAGGGGATGAATAATGGCGAAAGCTAATACTCATCTCACACACTTAGAAGAATTGGTGCTTACCCAAGGTTCAGATGGCTATAACATGGCTAGAGCGTTCCTTCTAGAGCTTTTAAAAGTTCTTAAGGGTAACACCAAGTCTAAGATTCAAACGTCCGTTAAATGGGACGGAGCGCCTGCTATTTTCGCTGGCACAAATCCTGAAAATGGTAAGTTCTTTGTTGGTACCAAATCTATTTTTAATAAAGTACCAAAGATTAATTATACCGAAGAAGATATTGTTAAGAATCATGGGCATGCGCCCGGACTAGTTGATAAATTAACTAAAGCTTTACGTTATTTACCGTCTCTTAAAATCCAAAACATTCTTCAAGGTGATTTTATGTTTGACGATGAGATGGTGTCAACAATTGAAATTGATGGCGAACCTCATTATCGCTTTAAACCAAACACAATCACATATACAGTTCCTGTAAATTCTGATCTTGGAAGAGAGATTGGTGAGTCTAAGTTTGGAATTATTTTTCATACAACTTATAATGATTTAGACGGTAATGCTAGTTTTGGTGCTGACATATCTGATCTTAGAAAAACACCCGGAGTATGGTTTGATGATGCATATTTTGATGATAACACAGGTGTTGTAACGCTAACAGAGGATGAAGAAGCTATAATTACTAAATTAGTAACGGAAGCTGATGAAGTTAACGAACGTATTAATTATGAAGATTTACCATCAGCACTTTTAAACATTTATATTAATAGTGAAATTAAAGCAGGTAACTTTTTAGAAGATCCAGAAAGCTCATATGACGGATTCTTAAACTGGTATTCACAAC